CAACCAATCCGCCGCGACCAACACGGGCAACCAATCCGCCGCGACCAACACGGGCTACCGCTCCACCGCGACCAACACAGGCGACTATTCCGTAGCGAGCGTCGGGGGACGTGAGTCCGTAGCGATAGTAACGGGCAAGGACAGCATGGCCAAAGGCGCTTTGGGTTGTTGGATTGTGCTCACCGAGCGCGGGGAATGGGACGGCACGACATACCCGATTAAATGCGTCAAGGCATTTAAGGTTGACGGGGAAAAGATAAAGCCCGATACGTTTTACAAACTTGAAAATGGCGAAGCAGTAGAAGTAAAAGATTAAAACACAATGAAAAAGATAATGTTTAATGATAAAATGTGTCTTACGCAAGCTGTTATAGAAGGCAGAAAGAGGCAGACAAGGCAGATTGTTCCTCAATCATTGATTGATAAATATGAAGAGTGGTATGATGATGTTTGCTGTATCGCCAGGCCTGCCGGAAGCACAATAGAGACGTTAAGAAACTGGTTATTAAGAAAGCATACGAGATACCGTGTCGGAGAAGTGGTTGCTGTGGCGCAAAGTTATCGTGATTGTGGAGGACTGGATGAAAAAGGTATCCCACGTTGGAATATAATAGAACAAGTTGCGGGCGCGATTAGCGCAGGGTGGGATAACAAGATGTTCGTTAAATCTGAACTTATGCCTCATCAAATACGCATAACAGATGTTCGTGTTGAGCGTCTCCAAGACATTACGGGCGAATGTTGCTTGAAAGAAGGCGTTTATGAGGATGGAGGGGATGACGCATTCATACCTCATTATTTCTACAACTACGAAAATAGCGGATATGATGGCTTCGACTTACCTCAAATGGCTTATGCTGATTTGATAAACAGAATATCGGGAAAAGGCACATGGGAAAGCAACCCATATGTGTTTGTCTATGATTTTGAACTTGTAAGATAACTACATAAAATGAAAGCAAAGTATAAGAATACAGAAGAGATACAGTCTCTATCGTTTTCAAACGATATTACTAATGACAAGTTCGCCGTGGTAACGAAATAGATTTCGTTACCAAAATCAGATTGATTGGGAACAGAGGCAGTACGAGATAGCAGATATATCAATCGCAGAATTGAAGAAAGATAACATAAAATTTTAATGACTATGATAACTAAAGAAACAGCAAGGCAAATTTACAATTGTCATCAACAGATTGAAGAAATAGGAAAAATCAAGTCCGAAATGTGCGAGGAAGTAAAAAAAGCGCGTGAACGTGCAGCAAAAGACCCATGCCCTATAGCCGAGGGCGAATCAACTTTCGGCAAGTATGGAAAGGGAATGCAATTGGGTGTTCCTGACGGTATATGTTCATCAATGCGCATTTTCAACATTTCGCCCGAAATCGCTATTCAGGTAATGGATGAACAAGAGGAAGTGCTGAAAAAACGGCTACGAGAACTCAACGTAATTGCAAAAATAGAACTTGAAGCAAACGACAAACAAAGAAAGGAGGCGAGAAATGACAACACTTGAAACAGTTATACGGGTTGCGTTCGTTATCATAAATAGTATAGCTTTCTGTACTGTCTGCATAATTCTTTCTAAATGGTTGCGACGTATAGAGGATAAAACGGACGAACTCAAAGAAGCCGTTTACACGGATATAGCGCGCGGCTCGTTCGCCTATTTGGAGTTCCTCTACAGGTACAAAGAGCAGCTTGTAAGGAAGGAAAACTACCTCATGGCCGCCAAGATACAAAAGGTAATAGAATTAGAAACGCTAAGGTTGCAAGAGACAGACATAAAGACGTGGGATAACTTATGAAACACGTTATAAACGCAATTGTAAAGAAGCTCCTTTGCTGCCATGAATGGACGTTCCTATTTGAACACTACGTTAAAAACTACGACGAGTTCGGATTTTGTGATACCTATTCTGTGCGGCATTACGTCTGCAAGAAATGCGGGAAATATAAAAAGATAAAATCATTTTGAATTATGGAAATATACATCAGCCTACCAATCACCGGCCACGACATAGAGGAAGTCGAAGCGAGCTGCATTTTTGCCTCAGGGGTGATACAAAGCAAAGGCCACACGCCTGTATCGCCGCTCGAAGTGTCGCCCGACCCTGACGCAACATACGCCGAGCACATAGGCACGGACATCACCGCATTGCTTGCTTGTGACGCGGTGGTGTTCCTCGATGGATATGAGTATTCAAAAGGCTGCCGCCTTGAATACGAAGCGGCGGTAATCTATGGAAAAGAAATGTACTTTGATTTGGACGAAATAGAAACGACAAAGTGATATTTAATGCACTAAATTGCTGAAATCGCTCTTTATCGCTATATTTGCACTATAGATATACAATATGTGTATTTCAATTAACATACCAAATGTAGATAGGGATGATAGAATAGGCAGTGCATTCAACCACTTGTTCCAAGTTATTATCCAAACAGAAAAATCCCAGGATAAAAAAATGGAATGGGACATGAAAGCTGCGGCATTTTTTCATCCGTTTTATCTTGCCCCTTTAGCTATTTACAAACAAACTTGTGAAAATGCGGTCATATGTAAGAACATACCCAAAAGAATACACGGATATTTAGACCTTGTAAAATTTGAAAATCCATTAAAAATAACAGAAGAGATGGATTTTGAATCCATATTAAAACCTTATATTTTAAAAAGCTACATACCTGTTTGCAAATTTGAATTGTGTAAAAGTAATGTAGATTCATTACAGAGTATCTTGCAAAAAGTAATATGCAAACAAAGTAAAGCTGATGATAGGGTTATTACTCCTTTGTCATATCTTTTGGGCGAGTTAATCGACAACATGAACGAACATTCGAAGGGTAAATATGGCTATATCTTTTCCCAATACTTAAAAAAGGAAGAATGTATTGATTTAGTTGTGGCCGATGACGGAATAACAATATTCAGCAGTTATTTACAAGCTTGTAAATATTTGAATGAGATAAACGGAGATGAAGCAATTGCATTAAAATTGGCTACAGAGGGGAAGTCAACAAAGAATCTCCCTGATACAGAAAATAGAGGATATGGCTTATCTTCCTCAAAAGATATGCTTGTAAATGGACTTCACGGCTCGTTTTTCATCTTATCTGGAGGGGCGTTCCACAGACACGATAGTTGTGGCCGTATAACTATAAAATTGCCGGGCACTGTGTATTGGAACGGTACTGTAATCTTAATGAGAATACCTGTGCATATCCCCAATAATTTTAATTATAATCAATACGTCTAATATAAACTGTCATGGAAACAGTATTAAACATTTCAGTTTTGGTAAGTACGGATATTCGCTCCCGTGCAAATGCCAACATAATCCGTTCAGTCATAGACGGCGTGTCTGGAAAAATAATTCTTGATTTTTCAGGTGTGACGTTTATATCGCGTTCATTTGCAGATGAACTATATAATATATTAAATGAACAGGATAATGTTTCCTTGGCAAACGAATCAGAACTGGTAAAATCTATGCTGGAAGCAGTAAGTCTAAGCCGTAAAAACAAACGGGTTCAAAACAATAATACATCTGAAATTAAAGAAATAGACGACATGAAAAGCCTTGAATCGTTTTTAGCCACTATTTGAGGTATAAGAAAGTATAAACGTTGCAGCGATACACATCCGTAAATACGGAGGTTCGGGGCGCTTCTGCATATTAACGTACTTAATAATATAAAGAACAGGATTGTCATTAAAACATTGACGGTCCTGTTTATCTTTTGTGCCTTACAAGGCTTAAAATGCACGCTTCTTTTTTTCTTATTCCGCTGATTTTTATTACCTTTACTATGAAATAAGCAATTGAAAGCTATGAAGAAAATCTATTTATTAAAGAAAGAAGCCGACGGGTCTGTATCCACGCTCGGCGAGTATGATTCCACACAGGCCGCGAGCAACGCGGCAATGAAGATGTGCGGGACGGACGGAAACATCTTTGACTATGACATTAAGGAAGTCGATGTTGACGAGCCTCGTATATCTTCTTATGAAGAAGCTTGTGCGGCGTTAGGCAAAGAACCGCTTGATGAACCTCTGATGAGGTCGCAAGGTTTCCGTAAATACGAAATAGCGCGCCGCAAACTTGAAACAATAGTAGCCGCGCTCAATTTTGAAACAAGGCAGAGAGCTTTGGAAAAAGAAACGAATGCGGACAACAACACGCAAACAGCAGACACAGAACCAGTGTCAGACGTTGCACAACCGGCAAAGGTGGCCATGGCAGAGACAACAGCCGTACAAGAAATAGAACCAACATCTGAAGCCTCTGAAAGTGTAGAGGAAAATACCGAAAGCACAGACATATCCGAATCTGTTGCAGGAGACACCGACACAGGCGAAGATACAGCCGGTGAAGATACAAATGGCGAAGATAAAAGCGAAACAGGTAACGAGGCAAATAATAATACGGAGGAATCTACGACAGATGACACGCCGGAGAACGACCCCAGTACATTGGAATATTACATCCCTGCCTTTTTCGAGACGGACAACGAAAAATGGGAATGTAGGGGCGCAATTCCCGCAACAGGTGACATGCCCTCATACGGAAAGGATTTGCGTTTTACTGATTCCGATACAGCAGCACACGCGGGAAAAACATTTACAAAACTATACAAGCAAGTCATAACATTAGAATTTTAAAATATGAAACCTTTGAAAATAAATAACCGTAGAAGAAATAATTGCATTTACATACCCGAAGAGATAGCTAAAACTATTGGCACCGGTGGATGTGTTTTCGTATCTCCTGTAAAATATAAATCATTAGACGCAGGAAGATTTGCTGATTCTATGATTATAGAACCGGTAAGCATTAAATATAAAATAGGCACGAGTGTCGCTACCGTAAAGAAATGCAATTTTATAAGACGTATGATAAGCGGTTATAAATCCTATATAGACATGAAAAATGTCGTGCCGGAAACGCAAGCTATAATGTTCCAGCTCGGGATAAATCCTCTTTTGAAAAAATGTTACGTCGTGTCAGAAACCTTTATGTTACCAGCACATGGTACGCGAGAGCAAAAAGGAGAAATGCACAAATGTTTTATCATAAAAAAGGCGTTATGAATAAAGTAGATAAATTGTTCAAAAGAATAAAACGTATAAAGGATTTCCTTTTGTGGGTAACACGGAATAAAAGACGAAAAGCAGGTGCTTTGGAAAAAGGAATGATGTTGTCTACCTACAACGATGATATTGTCAAGGTCGAAAAGAGCCCGCAATGCGACATTATAGAAAAATTAGAAGAGATTTCCCAAGACAAAAATATTGACGAATGCAACAAGAAAGAAATAGACGATATAAAGAGCAGGATAATGATAAATCATTTATGCTCAAATTGCTATTATTACATGCGAGGCTGTAGCAAACAATGCGGTAATCAATTCGGGAAATTATATTTTAAACTTGTAAAAGAACAAAAATTCATAAGTAGGGATGTTTCCGCTTTTGGAGAAAGGAAATTTTAAATGCTCTATGCGATATAATCATAGACAAAAAAGCACCGCAGAATAAATCATACGGTGCAAAGGATGTGCCATGTAGCGTTGTGCTTAAAAGTCATTGCAAAAATAGTAATTTATCTGTATCTATGGGTATATCTTTTATCAAATTTAAACCTTATCCCGGAAAGACTATCGCCGGATTTCATTTTTAAAGTTATAAGTTGTTTGAAAAACTTATACGATTTACCAGTCATTAATCCTAACCTTTGCTTAACGGAAGAGCCTATTTTCTCATAAGTTATCCCGTCTCTTGAACCGAATAAGGATGTTGTCGGATTATAGGATAAAACGCCTATGTACATTAATTCTTTTATCGTCTTGAAATCCAAATTGTTTAGTTTAAACGGTCTCGAAAGAATAGATACGGCTGTGCCTTTATCGCTATGTGGAGGAATAGAGGTGCTTCGTATTATCTTGTTAAAACAGTTCCCGCATGTCAAATATATATACGGGTAATCTGAAATAACAGGATATTTTACAAATTCACCAATGTTACGTGATAATGTGCTCCATTGTTTCTCTTCAATGGAATAAGACAATAATCTCTGTGTTTCGGTATTTTCTTTTTCTATTAACAAGACACGTCTGTTTTGATAATCAAATGCGACAAATGCGTCTTGCATGAAACCAACAGCGTCGTTTATAACAAGGTCTTTTAACCCCTCTGTAAGAAATTCAGGCGTTATGCACATTTCGTTTATTGCGTTACTTATACACCTTACACTTCCGCCCGATATTTCCATTAACCCGGTATTGCTTACGAACAAGACGCTGTTACCGGTTTGAACTATACTATCTGCATTTGAGCATACCTCACGGCTTATTGGCGGCGGCACCGACGCATAACTTCCGTCCGAATCCACGCTTACGGCGAACACTCCACTGTCCGTTAAGACGAGTAGGGGATATTGCCCGAACTGCCCAGTACTTACAGGCTCTGTATTGGCCGCTATACCTATTATCTTTTCTGCTGTAAATGTAATACGGGATTCAAGCGGAAATACAAAGGGATTGTTTAGTGACGTCGTAAGTATTTTTTGCGGATATTCAATCCATTTGTCGCCACTTTCTACCGCATTATCTAATTCTTCCTTTGCTGCGGATATATAATACTGTCCGTCTGATGTCCCTACAAAAGCACCGTTGTCGTTTTCGTTCCCGATAACCGGCGTTCCTTGCTCGTTCTGTTTAATCGTCGTGTCATGATATTCGCCTGCCGTAAAATCTTTAACGTTAAGGTCACAATAATATGCACCGTTTAAATTAGGGTGAGATTTAAGATTGAATTTAGCAAGGCAAGGGGTTACGGTTCGTATCTGTACTCCACCGCTTATCGGTTCGCGTGAATATGTATAAAAAATGTCTAACTCGTATGCGTCCGGGTCTGGGTAATAATAAAAATACAATAACCCATAATTAAAATTAGGGTCTGTGTTTTTCGCCTTTACCACGTAGGTATCACCGTCTTTTTTTAATTTCACATATAGTTGGATATTCTCTAATTTTAAAGTAACCTTATTATCCATAACAAGGCTATAGCTCTCATTGGATTTTCCGCGATTTGAACATTCTTCATATTGGGGTTTCGTAGCAATTGTTGCATTTGGAAAACTGACTTTTGGCCGAAATCCTCCAAATATCTTTTGCCGCACGTTGTAAACATTCATCCGCGAGTTATATATATAACTATCCCCGAACGATGTCGGCCTATGGCTATCGTAATCATCCGGTAATTGCTCCCTCGTCTCTATGCCTACCAGCTGCCCGTCAGGTATATACACCTTTGTCCTCTCTGTAACCAGAGCGTCCAAATCCACGTCACATAACTTGTAAAAATGCGAGTAATCTGTAATACGCTCTTCTATGCTCTTTTCCGGTTTGGGCAGTTCATATCCTATCAAATACCATAAATGGTAAGGCAAATCCACGTTGGGAGCACTGCCGGTATTAAATATTGTCTCCGCATAATACGAGGCAAAGTCTTGTAATTTCTTGTCGCTTTGTCTGTATATATTTTGTCTGTTGCCGTAATTACGCAATGCCGGGATGTATTCGTTGAAACCGTAATTATCCTCGTCTCCGGCATTGTCCTTTTCAACTTCGTCTATTTCGCCTTGTCCCACCAAACGGAACACACCGAAACGCGGGTTACTGCTCTTCCCCATAGGTGTACCGCCGCCGTCCGCGTTACTGTTAAGCCGCGCATATTCACCATATATCTCCGGGCGTTCCACCTTTCCCGATATGTCAATGGTATATATCGGCGACGACACGAATATTGTTATGCCTTTCACAATATCGCTCCACCGCTCATAGTCTTCGCTCGCTGCAACCAACTTGTAATTAAGCACAGAAGCAAGCGCCTTTATTTGTCCTCGTGCGTCTCTGTCCGCTCTATATACGAGAGGTGTAGCACCCGAACATGGTATCATAAGTATAGGAGGGGACTGTTTCGTATAAGTCCCGTCGTATAACTTCAAAGCATACCTTACAAAAAAAGGATATATAAAAAAACCTTTTCTGTCAATTTCCTCGCGTATGAATGTATTTACTCCCGCAAGTATGGCATTTGTCACAGTTGTTGACTTCGATTCTGTAAAGTCTTTTTTTATGGATGTAGGATACCACATCCCACTGTCGTAAGAATGCTCTTTAAGATAATCCTTAAAAGTAGTGCCTTGCGAATCTACAGCCGCATTCATCCAATCGGCATTTGCGCAATCATCCTTGCAGTATTCAAGATACTCTGTGTCTTCATCAGTATTGCCGTCTGAATCGAGTTTCTTTAAATCCTGTACAAAGAAATTATCTTCATTATTACCGTCATAATCCCAATAACGTTCGCCGGCGACAAGACCGAAAGACAAATCTATGTCGGGCAACGATGTACCAAGGTATTTGTACCTCGCGTCACTGAAAAGGAAATAATGCACATCACTGTCTTTTATAATAATAAGCGTGTTCCCGATAGAGTTAATCTTTTGGTAGCCGCTTGTTATTTCAGTTGGAACATCTTCTATTTCAATTGCCGCTCCAGTAGTATTGTCGTTGTTTATTTTGGCAAACTTCAAAACCCCCGAACCGTCTTTAAATATAAAGTTTTTCTGCTTGCCTTTCATGTTGTGTATGTACAGCGCAGTAAAGTCGTCTTCCCCGGTGACTGTTAAGGCCACACCATCCAACCGTGCAGCAATAACCGCCCCGTCTCGTATTTCAGCATTGTTTAAAATGGTAGTCTCACCGTCACCCGAAATCATCTCGTTCGGTACGGTGTTTATTCCCTTAAACTGTACTATGTCTTCCATATATAAAAAAAATAAAAAGCCCGCATTACAACAACACGGGCATAAATACATTAAATGATTATGTCCACGACGGGCTTCGTCTCGGATAAGACACACGGGAATTTAATAGAACAGGGATGTCGTCTAACTCATCATTCGCTACCTGTATGTAAAATTTCGCTCTTTCAGGTATGCTGTTTTTTAGTAAATTGTACATAACATAATCCACGGCGTAACGGTGCATTGTGCTTTTTAAGGTTTCTGTTATTCCTCGGTTAAAAGAATCCGGCACCGACAATTTAAGCTCAAAGCCGCCTGGAACGGTAACCGGCTCGCCTACATTTACATCTTGGTAGGAATCATCTATCTTTTCCAATTTGTTGTCGTCTTGCTCGCGGCCGTAAATTAGATAACGCTGGCATTTGGCTTTTATATTACCGTATGCTTCGGTAAGACTTCTTGCAACTATCGGTTTTAATTCCTCGCTGTCGGGCTCTTTTATTTCCGCGCTTAGACGTGAGGTCTTGCTGTCATCCTCGTATTGAGTTCCTATGTTATTGCACAATATAAGTACGTCTTGCACTATTTGCGTCTTGTAAAGATTAAATGTTAAAGTTACCATGTTTGAATCTACTTTTTTTATGATAAAAACCGTCTTTTTGAAATAGGGGAATATTCTCACTCGTTCGTGTGGAGTATTGTATTTCCGACTTGCATGCACAGTCGCCCAACATCATATCTTCTGTCCTCTCTGTGTATTCGGCTTTGTCAGGCTCATTGAAAGGCAGGTCTGTACTTCGTTGTGCGTATTCTGTCTTTTTATCGGACTCACTGAAATCTAATTCATCTGTTCTTAGTTCATAGTCTTTTTCCTCTACCAGCCGTTTTTCTCGTGCAGAAAGCGCGTATTTTATCAACTCTACCTGCTTGCCCGCTTCTTTCTCAAAATGTTCTGCAAAATCTGCTATCCCGACTGTTTTAAGCCATGAACCAGTCGCTAAATAAACAAAGTAGTTCTCGATAGAATTCTTAACGGACCCCGTAAGGGCTTCTTCTTTCCATATTCCCGAAGTGGCTATCTTGTAAGTTACCGTACTCGCATTGATTTCCGAATCGCTTATGTAGTCTTTCAGTAAGTTGGCCAGCGTGGAATATGCGTCATTGAAAGAAGAAACAATAAAGTCTTTATCATCTTCTGTGGCGACTATATCGTCAAATTCTATAGATTCTTTATTCGCTTTGCTTTCGTTTCTGGCTACATACGTCCTGCCCGCATATTCAGTCTGCCTGTATATATGAGGATACAAATCTTCAAATGAGATAGAAAACGTAATCATATTCGTTGTTTTGGTAAAGTTAGCTACCGCGGCTTCCAACTTTGCATAAAATGAAACAGAGTAACACTTTACATAAAAAGCCCCTTATACCATTCGCGATATAAAGGGCTCTGACAAGAGATAAACAAAATGAATTAAAAAAGGGTCGGCTCGCTTACGCTTTACGAATCTCCGTCTTCGTCTACAGCGTTCTTTAATATTTTCTGCTTGAATTTTTCCATTGTTAATGATACAGATTCGTTAAGTTCGCTCAATCTCTCACTTAATGCAGCTTTGCCTGATATGTCATCAAGAGTAATAGTGTGCATTTTAGGCAATAGATAAGGTAATAATCGGGAAAACGCGAGAATCCACGCCGCCGGGTCTTCCTCTAACTTCCTTAACATTTTGGGTATCTTGTTTACTTCGCTGTTTATGGCGCCAGCAATACAGTCTCTGGTCTCTGATGTGACTTTGTTGGGTGTCCCTTTTTTTCGTCCGCCTATTTTTTTATGTCCTTTTTCGAATTGCATATTTGTATTATTGTAATGGTGTTTGTTCATCTATCTGCGACTGAATAGCATTATGCTGCTGTTCTGCGTATGCCAACTGCTGCTGTGTTTTGGCGCGTTCTTGCTCTATAAGGTTAAGAAGCTTTTCCGAATTTGGTATTGCTCCGGCTTTAAGAGCCACGTCAAGAGTAATCAACTTCATATTGAGCAAGTTCATTACCAACTCATTGTTTATTGCTCTATAAACAGGGCTATCTACGTTGTCTGATATGGTTAAGTCATATTCCACGTTGCCCATAGTAACGGGGTCGTAATACATCCTTTCCCCGCTTATAACAATATATTTCCGTTCATTATAGAATATCTTTATACACTTAACTATTTTCTGCGCCACCTCAAGAAGGAAACTGTTGTAGCTTTCCAATAGGTCGAATATGCTTGTCTGCGATTGGGCTACTTGCTGCTGGTACAGGTAACCGCTCGAATTGCTGCTTGTGTTTGCGCCCATCATGGCAGGCTGCACACCCGAAGCGTCGCGGAAAATGCTGTTCTGCAACTCTATCATATATTGTATACCCGACAAATTCGTGGTGTTCGACAAGGGCTTCGGAGGCTGTCCGCTCTTCAGTGAGTTCCATAATACGAGCCCGTCGGTTCTCGAATATTGCTCTAACATGTCTTCTATGGACTGACTTTCTGATAAGGAAGCCTCATCCACTGCCAAAGCGCCTTTCGCTCCATTTTTTATGATAAAGTCTATCATCATTATGTAATGGTTTAAAAAACGCTGCTGGTCTATATGCTGCGCCACGTATGAGTGTATCTCCCCGTCAATATATGGGAATGGTTTTATTACGTATGGGTGGAAATATTCGTCTCCTTCTCTGTACGGCGAAACGCCTTCTTCCAGAACATGCCCGAGAGGGGAGAGGTAACGGTAATACCATACTTCCACGATTCTGCGTTCATATTCTATAAGTTCAAGCTCTTGTTCCGGAACGTAGGTAACATAATTTCCTGCTTCATCAAATACATAATTCCCTTGTGTATCCCTTACGCGGTTCATGTCGATACGCCGCTCATTTTCTCTCTTAATATCACCTATTTCATTGTACTCTATTATATATGGGTCGGCTTTCATCCTGTCATGACAAAACCATGCTTTCTTGCGTTCTTTACTCCATACCTCTATAACACGGCACTTACCATACTCTTGCGGCATATAAAAGCTCATCGAATGTTCACGGTCTTTCATGAAAGTCTCTCTGTATGCCGTATTTACTAAATCCGAATCTTGGGCGCACTTATATATCTCGCGAAGTCGCAAATCATCCCCGTCACTATGCGAGAATTTCATCAATACATCTGAAAAATCCAAATCATGAATTTCTCCTATTATATCTATGTCTCGCATATCAAAACGTTCGCCTTGCGGGAAGAATATTCTTTTAGGATTAACTTCGTCTACGAATACATTCTCTTTTCCGCGTCTATATGTATATGATACCTTATAAGAAGCCAACCCGCTAATACAAAACTCCTCAAATTCCCTGCTGTCCTTTTCATTGCTGTTGCTCATTTTTAGAACCTTGCGAAGCAGCTCGCTCATTATAGAGCCGTAACTTTCTTCTCCACTGTCTACTGCGGTGCATATTGGCATTTTATTCTGTTGTCGCCGAGTGCTTATTACCGACCGTACACTTTGGTTTATTTTGTTGTTCTTTAATGCAGGCAAACCGCGTAATTCAAGATATTGTTGTTCTGTCATCTTTTTCCCGTTGTATACAACAGGCTCGCTTAACTGGTCTCCATACATGAACCTTTTGCTTCTTTCGCGCATACGGCGAAACGAATCTAAATTACTCCATAAGTATTCGCAGCGTCGCAAAAAATTTTGCATATTTGTATTGGTAGCAAAACGAGTAGGTTTGCTGACTTTTACATTTATGGTATCTGAAATATTACTATTCATCTTGATTTCCTTTCTACCGCGAATAAAATTATTATAAGAGTGATATGTATTATAAAATGAAATATTAGCTGCCTTTTCTTATTTTAGGCGCAAGCCACAGAAAAAGAACAAATAGAAATAGTACAAAAATAATAAGAAGACTTCCTTTTACTATTGTAAACCTTTGGGTCGGATGTTTCTCTTCCCTTATATAAACCGTGTCCCGCACGCTCCTGTACACCGTGTCCGTCTTTATCTTAGTCCGCCACCGGTCTTTGTACTGCACCCTGCTCACAATCCTGTAAATCGTATCGCCGCGCACATACGTGTTACGGTCCACAAATACGCTGTCCTTTAAAAAAACGCTGTCCGTCCGCACATGTACCAACGCCACAGTGTCCGATTTCGACCTCATGCTGTCGCTCACCTTGTGACTGCACGAGGCAAACAGCAAAAACATAATCGCAATAAAAACATACCTTTTCATATCCTGTTACTGTTTGTCAACATACCTGGTAGCCTCCCATTCGCGGCGTTTCACCAATCCCCTCTGTACCTCTCCGCCCGCGTACACCCAGCGGCGGAACTCCGCCTGTATGTGTTCCGTGGCATATCCCTCGCGTATGAACTTCAAAAGCGTGGAACGCTTCAGCGCACCAAGGCCTAAGTTGAACACGAAATCCACCAGTGCCTCGGCCTGCCCCTGTGTCAGTTCCAAGCCCAATGCCTCCACCTCGCCCGCAGCCACGGCCAAATCCTCGCGCAGCCACGCCTCCGCCTGCAAACGGGTGCAACGCTGCCCGGGTTTAACGCCCTCCGTGTGGCCGTAACCTATCGTCCACACCCCACCCGGGCATTTGTATGCCTTGGTGCGCAAACCCTCAAACTCCGCTACCTTTTTCACGAAATCGTCTGTTATCTCAATCATACCTCTTTGTTTTTATCCGTTTTACTTCCCTTTCCCAATCTCTCGCCTAATGCCTTGTTCACGCCGCCGCCGGCCATGAAACCGCCCACGCACAGCACGAACAGCCCCAAGCTGCACAAGTCAGTTTTCAAGTACCCGTTCGCGCACACGTCCCACACAAGGCAGAAACACACGCACAAACCAACCAGCGCGCCCACCGCACACGTGAGCAGCAACACAAAGCTCTTTGAGCTGTCACCCGTATTCGACTTAATCAGACTTTTTAAATACTCCGTTATCTTCATCGTTATATCATTTTGTTACTGTTTTATCCATACAAAAACGGCAACCCTCCGCATGTGGGCTGCCGTTGTAAAGTGGTTGAAATATGTTTCTTTTTCTTACACCGCCTTTAGTGAAAAGGCATATTTGTAATCAATTAAAGAGTGTAGCTCATTATTATCTATCCACGCTATCTCATCATGGCTCTTGCGGGATATGGAAGTAGGGGTGTCGCCCCTGAATGTTTCATACACTTTATCCAATACGGATAATTGTTCTTCCGTGAAACTCGACAAATCACACGATATTTCAGATACGAGCTTATTGCCGATATTGCCATTCTTGCTCCCGACTTCTATTTGATATATGTCGTCTATCAGCCCGTAAGCCCTGTCCCACCTGTTCGGAACGGGACCGTGCTGTATGGCCTTGAACGACAAGCCTGTCATGCCGAAACCGCTTTCCCTGTACGATAAAAAATCCGTATAGAACAGCAATTTGTTCATTTGTGTCACATACACACCTTTGAATTTCCCTATGAAATACAGCAGGACATTTTTCAGCCGGCTTGCCGACTGCATGGCATAACCGTTGTATCGGTCTCGCTTGGAATCGCAGTAAATCAGGCTGTTCAAGAAACCGCGTATGCTTTCTTTTCTTGACATTTCCTTTATGCGGGATTTTGTTTCCGAATACTCGCTTTCAGAAACAGCGTCCTTTGCCGTCTCTAAAAACCTCTCAAACGTACCCGGCGATTGTATGGCCTTGAGGACACGCCCGTTTGCTATGCTCGGCATTTCCCCGTTCTCGTACAGGCGGTACTGGTTCTCGCCGAAACCCAGTATCCTCGACATCTTGGCGGCCGATAGTCCGTATCTGCTCCTTATTTCTTTTATCTCGTCAGGGAACGGGATACCGTGCTTGGAACGGTAACAGTTGTATACCTGCAACAGGTTCAACGTGTCTTGCTTCGTGGTGGTAAAAGCCTCTCCCGTGTCCTTGCATTCGTAAAACAAATGAATGTATTCGTATTCCTCCTTACGGAACACAAGTTTCCTCGTTTCCTTGCGCAGAACGGCCTCGCCACCGGTAAACGGACTTTTCATAACTATTTGAATTTATATTTAAGTTCATGCTCTGCGATATGGAATGATATACATACCGCGCTTGTATTGCTCAAGCCCATTGATATTTTTATATACACATCCCGGTTCTTCACTTTACGCCCAAACACCCACAAGGGCGTTAGTCTGTTCAAAGTGTCGTCAACCGGACCGGCTATATAATCCTCGGGGGCAAGACCCATTATCACGTCCTCTCTGTATTTGGATGTTATCTCCAAATCCGCAAGTGTTTGGATGTTCTTCCCTCTGTCATCGCGGAATACCATTCCGAACACCTTTGCCTTTTGGCGGAAAGCGTGCAGGAATTGCGATACGTTTTCTTTATCCTCCATTCACATGTTAAAGGTTTTGCAATGCAAAAATAACGAATTAGTCGTAACCCCGTGCTTTTATTCCACGAAATCTTACTTTTCCGTTGATTTTGAATGTCTGTCCCTTTCTTGCCAACGGCAACCCACCATGTCATAGAACGCCTTGCAGGGGAGGGGCAACCTACTACAATTCGTAGTCAATTGGCAGTCCCCATACCGCCCGCGTTATTGTTTTGTGTCACCCGTCGCCGGGCTTTCTTCCTCTGTCTCGTTATAAAAAGCGTCGTATTCGCCTGCCGCGAGTTTCTTTAGCCTGCAATACGTCCGCTTAGGCAGCCGGCCTTTGAAACATTCGTCGTCCGGACGCACGCAAACGTTGTGCTCCGCCTCTTTCAAGGCAAGCCGCAGCTCGTTGTTCTCCTTGACCAGCGCGTTGTTCACACGCTCCTGCTCGTGCAGCTGTACGTACAGCTTATCCAAGCGGTCGTTCAACTCCTTTATCTTCTGGTCTTGCTGCTCTATACGTTCCTGCAAGCTCTTCACAAGCTGCTCCATAACGCCGAGTTTACGTTCTTCCTTTTCAACCTCCTTTATGTCGGCTTCTGCCGCCGCCTTGCGCTTCTCGGGGTTCATAAAGAACAAAAACTTGACCAAGCTCAAACCGCCCAAAGCAGTCACCACCCCTATTAGTATCTCTACAGTATTGCCCATTTCCTTAATGCTTTTCTTTACGATTGATAAACTGCACCCTCGACTGAGGTATTGTTGCCCGCCGAGCTGCTGCGCTCGGCGGTTGATGTCAGCGCGCTTAACGATGTCGGATACCACCGGCACAACGGTACGCTGAACAACGGCTTGTATTCTTTTTCCACTGATTTTTTTGTCGGGTTGTAATATTGAAAATATTTAAGCCCCAACGCTGTCACGCCCGCTGGCAGGCCGTCTTGCCCCTTCTCGTCATACAGGTCTTTCAGTTTATTGTACAATTCATCTTGCACCACAGAATTACCGCTCATCGCAACAGGAAAATGCACAGTCTTTGACACATACGATACTTTCATCAAATGACTGTTGCTGTCGTCCGTCTGCGCTCCCGTATTGTCGGTTTGTAAATCCACCTTGTATGGGAACAATATCGCATTGGCAGTAGGAGCGGGTACGCCGACAAACTCTATGTAACCGCACACGATACTTATCCGGTCGGGGGCATAGCTGCCCGAAATATTATCGCCCTCTGTGCCCGTGCCGGCGGTAGGCTTCCACCGGCCAAAGAATTGCGCCCCGCTGAACACCTGTTGATACGTGTCACGCAGCATGTCGCCTGTTCCGGCATAGGCACTGTCATCCACAGCCAACATCTCCTGGCTTATCTTGTACGGTGCGGCACTCGTGCCTTGCCCTTGCGTGAGGTAAGCGTGCTTCATGTAATTGCGCCCCGCATAAATACGGGCGTACAGTGTTTGTGTGTTTATTTTGCCCGCCGAATCAGATATGTCGTCGGCCAATATCATCACGTGCGAGCCGATGAAATCGTAATCGCACGGCAGGAAAAGGTGCTGTTCCGTACCTGCCGCATTGTCCTTCATCTTTGTTACAAGGATATTCAGCGGTGCACCGGGTATGCAGTCATCCCCTATGAAATAGTTCCTGTTGTCATACCCTGTGGTCGACACCACGCTGCTTAGGATACCCTCGACCTTTATGTTTTTAAAGGTGGCATTGTTCGCGTTAAACTCCGCGCCTTCCTCGATTTTTACCTTTTTCCCCGTGAGCGTAATAGTCGAGTTCTTGCCGTCAAGTTCTATACCGACGGCTTCAACTCCTGTTTTTAAATCCTCTACAGAGAGGTTTATCTTATCGGCTGTCTGTTTGATTTCGCTTTTGAAATTGCCGTTCACGCTGTCTATAAGGCTGCTGTCCGTAGCCGTGCCGCCTTTCTCCACTTTCCAACCGTAGCACCATATTTCGCCGCCCCTCTGTATTCGCGCGGCGTATACTGCGTTCTCCATTACCGTCGTGCCTGTCGTTACCGTGGCCTCGTATTTTTTCCACTCCGGCGTGAGTTGGAACGTCGCGCTTCCGTCCTTGTCCACGCTCACGTTCCCGTTCATGTCTATACAGCCTATAGTTTGCGTCGCTCTCAGGTACATGTTCAGCTGCCCGCTGCCTTTAGCCCAAACGCTGATAGTATATTGCGACTTCGGTTCGACAAATAAAGGATTCTTCGGGTTTGCCGTCATAACCACGTTCCTGTAAGTCGTCGACGGGGCCTTGTAATACTTCACCGTCCCCGTCGTGCCGTCCGCTAACACTACATCTTTATCCAGTACGTCGTCATCATGAGTCCATTCATCGCCGCTAATAAGCGACGGCCTCACCACATTGTCGTTCGCCGACGGCTTCCACGCTGTGGCGACTGTGCTGTTTGCCTCGCATTCCTCCAACTGCACCCAATCCACAAAGCCTGCGCCACCGCTTACGGCTGCCTCGGCCTTACCGTTGCTGTTAACTGTTACCGCATATACATGCGCAACGCTTGTATATTGCGCTTGGAATGCCACATCGAGCTTTTTGATTTCCCAGCTCGTATTGTCGAACAACATAGTGTGATTTGTGCCCCAGCTGCCGGTATTCGGATTTGTCTCATAGCACGAAACAAGTAACTTTTGACTGCCGTTTAGCAAAGTAGAGTTTATCATCGCCCTTGCGGAAAACATATACCATTTCCCCGCTGTGAGCCGGACGTACAGGTGGCGTGATTCGCCCGTCGTCACTAAACGCAATTTGCTCCCGTCAAGCAGGTTGGGGGAGCTTGCAAGCATACTCTCCACGGTGCTTGTTATGCTGCCTGCGGTTTGTTCCACTTTTGACAACCTGCTTACCACGCCGTTAGTGTCCCACACTTGCCCCACAATGCTGTTGGCTGTCGTGCCGAACGACACTAACGACGCTTTTACGTCCACGGTGAACGGAACGGTTATCGTGCGTTCCTCCGTGTAACTGCCGTAGGTCAGTTTCACTTTGAATGCAGCCTGCCCGCTCGTAACGGGTATCTTCATTTGCTTCGTGTCATATCCCGTGCCGTTCGGCACTTTCAGCTCCTGCGTCGTGTAGCTTATGCCCGTCAGCGTCACTTTCATCGCCTCTGTGCCGCTGCCGCTGTTCTGTAACCCCGTCAAGCCCATAAGCTGTGCGGAACTCGACACATACGACACCTTTGCCGGCTGCCCGCCATGCGTGGCGGTGAGCGTCGCAGTGTTGCCGCTGTATATCACGCTCCCGTCGTCTTCGTCCGTCTTGAACGATAATGCCGACGGCGACACTTGCAAGTCAAAGTTGTTCGAATCTTCCGGCGCGGGTGTCCATTCGTCCGTCGCCGTCTCGCCCTTTACAAGTTTTATCCAGTGAAGCGTGCCGCCCGGGTGGTCGCTGCTCGAGCCGTAATACAGTCGTATGTAAAAATAGGCGTACCCGTCGCCACCGTCCGTCGTCGGACGCGGGTCATAACCCGCCCTGTACGAGAAAGTGAACGTCTCTTTGAATATCTGCCTCTCCGCTGTACTTTCCACGCTCCACGTCGCAAGTTGTGCCATGCCCAAGTGGTAAAGCATTAAAATCTTGCCCGCCGCGTTCGGCGTGAAGCATACCACCGCCGTGTACTTTTCTCCCTCAATAAGCGAGCCCGTATGCGTGCCGGGCAACACATAACCCTCCGAAGGTGTTATGAACAAGTCGCTGCGCACCAAGTACGCCGTGCCCGTTTTCTCCACTCCCGAGTTCATAAGCAAGTTCCGCTTAGCGTCAATCCCGCTTGAACCGGGAACGCCTTGCTCGCCTTGGTTTCCCACGACGAGGGAATAACTTCGAGTGCCTATCACGCCGGTCTTAGTGTTAACAGAAATCACCGAAGCATACAAGCTTGCTTTTATGTTGCCCCTGTCCGTAACATTACCCGTTATCACGGCGATGTCTCCCACGCGATAATCGGACGCATTATCTACATTCCATACCTTCCCGACCGTTTGATTATACAAAGTCAGCCACTGTACGTATGTTGCATTAAAGGCTGTGGTCAATTCAGCCGGGATTATCTTCGTACCGTCAGTTCCCGGGTTACCCGTCTGTCCCCACACGCTCACAAGGTGTTTTGTCGTTTCTATCGTCTTGCCGTCGGATAAGGTATTTATCTCATAGCCCCACAGGTATTTATTCGTTTCTGAGAAACCTGCCTGCATAACGTCCGCCACATACGTGCCCTCCGGGGCTTCCGTGCTGCTCGTGCCCGCCTTGTACATGTTTTTTACAGCCGTGACGCTCACACCGTCAACACCGGCCAATGCTAAGGCAAAAGAAAAACGCTTCTCGAACTGTACGCCTTCAACCGTAACCGGCACGGTCAGCACGCCCTGCCGGGTTGTCATCGCCGTAGTAACGGTAACAGTGAACTTAGCTCCCGTAGTGCCATTGTCGCTTATCTTGACACTCATACCGGCAGGCATACCCGTTATAGTTCCTATCGTTGCCGCCACACGCTGCGAACCCTTGTATGCAGCTACACCGCAATCCGCGCTGCCTGCCACCGCACCGGAAGCGTCACCCGCGAACGTGTGCGATTCGTTTGTCAGCAAAACCGAATATGCGTCCTTGCCCTCTGTACCCGGAGCTCCGTCCGCCAGTTTGGCCAGCGTGAACGTATCCGACTTGCTTTCATCGCCGTCACACACGCAGCGCAGCGTCCTTACGTACACACCTGTGCCAAACAAAGTGGTATTTCCCGGCTCTACTATGTACGTGCTGCCCGTCGCGTTGCTGATAGTTTTCCACGAAGTGCCGTCCAAATATTGCCACTGCCAGCTCTTCGGCTCGAAATTCTTGGGTTGCGCAGTCAGTGTTATGCTCGCAGGTGAGGGATTGCCCGTATAGCCGGCCCCATATCGGAACACCTGTCCGTCTGCCGTAACCTGCACCGTCTTGGCCAACGAAGCATTAATCTCATCTGTTATTTGCCCGTAGCCGTCCGCCGTCAGGTCAAACGCTGTCATGTAAGCTATGTACCACACTAATGGCGACGCCTCTGTCGGGGTGTTGCCGCCCTCTATGTATATGTGCCCGCCGTTCGAAAAAGACCCCGTCGCCCCACACGTCGTCTTTATCAGGTACGTCTCATACTTGCCCGTGCCCGCCCGCGAAGTCAGGAACTCATGCTTGTAACCCGTGCCCATCTGGTTGCTAATGCTCTCCAACGTGTAGCCCGACGGTATCTTCGCTATTATCTTCTGCACGAACACTGCCCCCGGCCGCGACTCAATACGTTGTATCACGCCACCGTGCCCCGGGCTCTGCGCCGCGCCCACAGTCACCCTTATGCAGTAGCCCGACCCCGTCGGCACGTCCGTCAAACCCGACGTGCTTATCCGCTCAACCAGCAGCTTCGCCTTGTTCTCCGCAGTACCGTTCGAATACTTCACTATTCCGTTCTCCCCGTCTTTAAATTCCGGGTCGGTAAATAACATCTTCCCGCCGAGCAATGTTTCGCCGGCTGCACCAGTAGCACCGGTATTCCCGTACACGCCGATTATCACAGGGCTGCTTGTCGTTGATGTGCCGTCCGTGTACGCAACCTTTTCGTAGTTCCACAAAAACCTCTTCGCCGCCGTTATCGTCTGCACCGCCGTCGTCCAGCCGCTCGTACCCGTCGTAACGCCGCTCCCCGCACTCGTCGCCAAATAATACTCCGTTATCGACTTGATACCCTTGCCGTCCTTGCCGTCGTTGAGGTCTACTATTGTGATATGTGCACGTATGGTTTTTTGTGACATGGTAAATGGAATTTAAAATACAGGCAGGGTTCTTTAAACCCCACCTGTAAAACTTCTGTTATTTTATTTCTTTGTCGCAGTGCAGAATACCGTCGCTTTTGATAAAACATCTTTGTTATATACCACTATTGGATTTGTGGTAAGCGATTCTCCGCGCGATACTCCTGCTTCATTAACCCAGTCTGTTTTTGTCCCGTCTTTGTTGAATTTCGTCCATACATAATTGAACTGTTTCGATTGTGTGCTCTCGTCTTCTATAAGCTCTCCCGAACGGTATATGCGTGCGTTGATTGTCGTAGAACCTTGCCCGTTTATTATCTTGTCGCCTGTCATTGTCACGAGTTCAAGCACATACGGGTCGGTAGCGTCCGAGAATGTAATAAGCGCATAGGCAACATTACCCTCGTCTTCAGCCTTTACGCGGTATATCTGCCAGTTGTCTATGTTATCAGGCTTAACTGTAAGTGTGCTTTGGTTGTTCGATGTACTTACTTTCTCATCTGTCGAACCTGTACCGAGTGCGACGAACGACCCTGTTTGCGGGTCTAACTTCTCCCACGTGAACGTTGTGCCGGACGTGTCGGGCGTACCGCCTCTGTAAACTTTAGCCACAGCAGTAAGCCCGGCAGAAGTCGCGGAATTGCTTGCGTCGAAAACGTTGCCTTTGGGACACTCAATAACCGCTTGGAATAATGCACCAGCACTTTGGGAAAGGTTTATCGTGATAGTGTGCAACAGTTTGCTTGACAAACCTGTTTTTGTATCTACATACGTTGCTTCAAATATTATTGAATACTGTGTTGCTGTCGGCGATATGTTACGTTTTATCTCCAGCGCAAAAGGATTGGCGTCTGAATTGGGCTTTACCACAAAGTCCGAGCCGCTTGGCTTAGAAGTTGTAACTATTACATCATTCGACAATCCTCCTCCTTTAATGGTATATTGTACATTCGTCAACGACCCTACTTGATTTTCCGCATTACCCGAAACATAAACCATGGGGGAAAGTAATACTGACTTTCCTGCTTCTGCAAAGTTTGGCGTATATTTTTTCGTATCCGGGTTGTACAGCTGTGTATACACGCTGTTGTTGTTAAAATAGACGCTTATCTGTTGCGCGTCGTTGAGGTCTACTATAGTTATTTGTCCTCTGATTGTTTTCTGTGCCATAGTATTTATTTGTTTTTTTTTATTAGTTTTCAATGTAATATGGAATAGTCACGAAGCAGTCGAATAGGGCGGAATTATAAACGTCATCATCACTTAATTGTAATATTTGCCCAACGTTTGCATGTTGGCTGTTCCATATCTCATCCGCCTCCGGGCTTGTGCTTGTGCGTCGCCACGAAAAGCACTCTATAGGCAAATCTTTTATTTCTTCAGTTCCCCGATATACTTTCGCTGTAAGTTTTACGGTCTCATGAGAGCCTATAAAACATAAAGGGCCGTCGCTTATTATTGATACTTGAAAATTCGCACCTGCTTTTTCTATCTCCTTGCGAAGACGTTCGTCCATTGACTTGCGTGCTGCTTCTTCTGCCACGAGACACGGACATCTCCCTTCCCCTTTTATTATTATGGTATGGTTAATATTGCATAATCCACTTCCGTTTTCTACTATCACGGGCATGTCATCTTCCATACTCACGTCCATGCCGCCATAACTGAACGTGCGCAAACAGCTAAGCCGGCCTGTTTCATCAAATGGAACATCAAAAATAACATTTACACTCCCGTCCTCGTTTACGCTACAATTTGTATATGTACCGCTAACATTCGAAGCAATAAAAGAACTGTTGCCTACACGGTAAATGAATTTGAAATCTTTTTCCCCGTCTAATCCGCGTTCGCATATCGTGAATTTTCCGTTTGATACTACTACGTCCGACGTGACGCAATCGCTTTGCAGCATTATTTCGGTACATACGCTGCCTGCTTCCTCTTTTTCAAGGTTTACTTTGTGATATACGTTTTCGCTGCCGCCGGGCTCTCTCTTTAGATATACAGGCAAAGTCTCGCGTGAGCTGTATTTGCTCTTACCCGTCCCGTACATTATTGTCCTGCGACATTTCAAGTATCCCGGAGAAACAAACTCTGTCCCGGCAAATTTTACTGTTATGTTACCGCCTTCGTCACATGTGCAATTCTCGCATACCGAACCTGTACGTTTTACCACATACGGCTTATCGCTTTCCGTGTAATACGTAAAAACAAAATCACCGATACCTGTAAAACCGCTTTCATAAAGAATCCACGGTTGGTTTATCGTAACATATACAGTCCCATTTTCACCAGAACAGCCCATAACCGTTTATTGAATTAGTAACTTTACATTTTCCATTAGAGATTTAGACCGCTCTGCCTCGCCCAGGACTTTCAACACTTCGGAAGCAAGAAAATATTCATAGGCGTTTTTCAGTCTTGCAGGTACATTAATCCCGCTGTCATTTACGTCAGGAATCTTTATATATCTTAATTGTACTTCTGAATCTTGCACAGTGCTATCTTGCACGGAGAAACACATTAGCCGACCGTCCTTTAAATATACCTTTGGCTTGAACGGAGTGCCGTTTATGTTGGAAAAAGCAAAACTCTGCTCAAAATTTGAATTAGACAGTTCGGTTACCGGTCTGCGCCATTTGTCAAGCGTTAAACTGAAAAAGCGAAGATAATCATCCGGTAAAGTGATTGATATGTAATAACGTTCGGTGTCTCCTATTTTCAAAACAGAAAAGTCCAAAGAAGTAGGCACGCCCGTATCCTGTTCCGAAAAATAAGAAACGGGGCATGACTGCATTAACATTTGCAACACGCGCGCCGCAAGCGATTGTACCATATTATCCAAATCGCCGTCAAATGTGTCCGACGTGCCCGCTACGTCTTGTTGCTCGTCTATTATATATCTTACCGACGATATTAAATCCTCAATCTTTACAGATGTCATTTCTTACGCCTCTTACGTTGTTTTGCCTCGTTTGTATCTGTTGCGTCTGAATCATCGCTTGAAACTAAGGTTATCACCTTACGCTTGAAATAATCACTGGCTTCTATCCCTTGCTGCTCTTCTTTGTCATTCGATAAATATATTGCACCGTCGCCGCTCGCTTCAAACGTTACGCGCCTTACTGTCCCACGAGGTGTTTGAACGGGAAATGACAAAAGCATTATAGCACTATATACTTTCATAATACGTCGTTTTTAAAAATTGCGCGCCGCATGACTTCCGGCACACGGCGCGCTTACAAACATAACCTAACAATCAAACTATAAACCTACTATTATGAGTGTGAAAAGATTCTTTATTGACCGCCGTCTTCTTCGCCTTCACCATCGCCGTCTCCGGCTGTTTCGGGGGCGGTGGCGAGTTTGACGCGGGCATGTGCGTTCGGGAATTGCAGCGTCCAGCAGCTGAACTCTTCCATGGTAACAGCGTCGCCGTTACTTATAAAGAGGTCGCGAAGATTGAATTCCTTGCGTTGCCAGTTCTGGAATACCCATTTGTCTATATAGTTAGGGTCAAGGATGAAGCCGCAGCCGTTCATACCGTAAGCATTGAACAGGTCGTGACGGTATATCAGCAGCTTTGTACCCATGCTCGTGAACGATTCAAAGTCTAAGCCCCAGTTGTTGAAGTTCTCAACACCTTGTAATATCCGCGTCTTCTCGGTCTTTATCTTAGCAAGGGCGGAATAAAGCTTGTTGTCTACAAAGAACAGTTTTGTGCGGCTTCCGTTGCCTGCACCGTCTATTATGTAGTTCACCAAGTCAACAAGCTCGGCTTCCGTTATTTCCGCATGGTCCGTAACCCATTTGCCTATGGTGTATTCCTTCCCGGCACGATACCAAATGCCCTCACTCGTATATACATTGCCTTTTTCATTGATAAGTGTCTTGCTCTTTACGCCGAACAGTCCGCTGCCTTCCATACCGATACGCATGTCTTCTATAGCCATACGTTCCACGTCGGTAAAGTTCCAAGGAATTTCCTTTTGGCTCAAACGGTCGTAAATTGACTGTTCTACCTGCATGATGTAACGCTGGCAATACTGTTCCGTCGGTTCGGGAAGCGAATAATAACTGCCCGTCGAAACGTCTTTCTCACCTGCGGCACGTCCGAGACGTATAAGTATCGAGCCTGCTTCCAAGTCAGGCACTTTAAACGGTTTGCCGTTCACAGCCTGCCCGTTAACAGCATACACAATGGGTTTGCCCGACGTGTCTTTATCCAATACGCGCAACATCAATGCGTGTACCTTGTCTTTTTCTGCAAAACCTTCTCCCTTGTATCCGTTTACAAAGTTCCCTTTCCCGTCTAATACGAGTATAGTATCCATGCTTCCGAATACATTCGGGTTTGCTACGTCCAACGTAATTGTATTTCCTGTTTGCGAAGTCGCGGTTACCTTTGTCTTTAGCGTGGTCTTCAGAGGTTTCTGTCCTACCGAATAGAACTTTACCGTAATGCTGTTTGTCGTATGGCTCGAAGCATTCCGTAAAATTTGGTCAATAGGCGTACCCGTGAACTTCATTTCACAGATTCGCTGGTTTACCATTTTTACGTAATATTCGGGGTCGGCAATCTGCTCCGTCTTTGTTACGGTCATATCGCCCGGCACGTCAAAACCGCCGCCGTTCTGCGGGTCTAATCCCGCTGCGGTCATCGTGTCTTTACCGTCGGTAACGGTAACAGGGTCAGCAGCCATTGCATAAGTACCGAACCCGCCAAACACGATAGCCAATACACTAAGCAACACTCCTGCAATCAAACTGAATTTCTCTTTGAGTTTCATCGTTTTTATTTTTATGATTTGTTTATACTATTCTGCGTTTCATTTTTGAATAGGCGGTCAATGTCGGGTCTTTTTCTTCCTCATCCAAACTTGCACCGCTATCGCTAAGGTCGCTCGGCATATTTCTCCGTGATGATTCGCGGTGTCTCGCCATATCTATTTTTTCATTGCGTCCGCGCTTGTATCCCTTTTCCTCTGCCTTCGTTACGGCGTTGTCATAATTATATGCCTGTAACAGCTTGACCCAGTCTTCTTTGCCAACATCATAAGTCCATACTCTATGTATAAAACCGTTGTCAGGGTTATAAATCCAGTCTAAAAACTTCTCTGCTTCTGTGTCATTTATGTTCAATGACTTTACGGCTTCCTCAAAAGCCTTGTCGCATGCTTCGAAATTTTTCTTTCTTGCTTCATCCATTTCGGCTTTTGCTCGCGATTCCGCCTGCATTGCAGCTTCCCGCTCTGCCGCTTTCTTGGCTGCTTCTTTCGGGTCTGTAGAACTATATATGTCATCGCCGTAGTTCTCCAACAAGTATTCTGCTATACTGAAAGGCGAACCGTCTCCTTTCTTCCCTGAAGCCATTCCCGTAATAAGACCTGCAATCCTTTCGTCTTGCGTGAGAAGCTCGTTGAATTTCTTCATATTCTCACGGTCTAAGTCTGCATTGCGATAATCTTCGCTTATGCGGTCATACAAAGCCGCTTCGTCATCTTCGGAAACATCAGGATAACGAGCCCTGAAAAAACCTGTTACGCTTTTGTCTTCGTTATCCCCGTCTTGGGGAGACGATTTTGTAACTTGGGTTGCACTTTCAACCGCCGCTTCTTTGTTCTTTTTTTCTTCTTCGTTCATAAGTGCTTCATCTTTTAATGCAAAAAAAAGAAAATATAAGTTCGTATTTAGTATAAAATGAAATGTAGATTATAAAATATATTTTGTATCTTTACATATCTAACTTTCAGTGCATTATGAAGCAAAAAGGGAGCATAAGTGATATGTGCGAATACAGGGATAAGGTAATTGTTCAAATGTATTGGTCGGTTCGCAAACAATTATTTAAAGCCGGAGCGGTCTCTAATATGCATATTTGCCATATCATAGCAAGAATGCCGGTAAAAAGGTATTTTATTTCTTACGACGCTGCGAGAGCTGTACTGTATAAAAAAGAACGTAAGGATTTTTTTTCTTATAGATATGTTTTATTGTGCTGCTTCCGAAAGAAATACAACGAATACAAAAAAAGCTTTCCGCTTGTAGGCAAAAGCGAACTATTAACTAAAGTGCTCGAAACGCCTGCTCCATGTATTGGGGTCTCACCTTCGAGAATACGCGCAATACTTATAAAACAAGGAATAAAATGAAAAGATTCTTATTTTTGGCCACACTGCTTGTCTCTGTCTTTGCTACCTTCAAAATGGGTTTATACACATTTGATACCGGCAACCCGTTTTTTTACATGTTCCTACACGACAATATATTTCATCTTGCAATAAACTTGTATTGCGCGTATCTATTGCGGAACATGTTAAGATTCGACTTTTTCGTGCCTGCATATATTGTTTCTGTCGTTATTCATATTATATTACCGCAACCTTTACCTGTCATTGGGTTTTCGTCTGTGCTTTTCTTTTTCACAGGTTTTCTTGCTGCTTATTCAAAGCGCGTTTTATTTTATACAATACCGTTCTTGGTTATAGGCTTCTTTTGTACAAACATAGCCGCAGACTTCCATTTGTGCGCATTCATTGCGGGCATATCGACGGCTTCAATAAAAAAGCTGGTAAACAAGTATAATGATTTCTGTCGAGGATATAAAACTTGAAAACGAGAGAAGAAAAACAGAATTGTTTCTTGCTCCGTTCAATCCCGTTACGGGCATTGGCGCCGGCGGGAAAAGGTTTCCTTGTCAGATAAAAGACTATTATAACGGAGAAGTGATATTTCTTCCCGTTCAAATGCTTGAAGAAAGTCTGATACTTTTGATAATTCAAGCAGGTTCTATAAGAAAGTTTACAGAGAAATATTTGGATGAAAGCGACGATTCCTATGAGGCCGCTTTGGAGTATTTCGAATATTTGCGTTGCAAACACGACTGTCCTTATTTCTGCTATGCATACGTAAAGATAAAAAATAAAGAGGGTGGTCCTGATATAAATTTTTTCTTGCGCCCGGCACAGCGTAAGCTCGTAAAGAAATGCGAAAAGCAACGTTTAGCCGGAAAACCGATAAGGATAATAATATTGAAAGGCAGGCAGTGGGGTGGTTCTACGTGCGTCGAGGTATACATGGGCTGGCTGCAATTATTTTGGAAGCTGTCGTGGAATTCTATTATTGTCGGTAACCAGGCTAATGCCGCGTTTACATCCAAAGACATGTACGTCAAACTGCTCGACAATCTTCCGGATTTCTTGTTGCGCGGTGAAAATGTAGTGTTGGCAAATGTAAAGAACAAAGCAAAAATAACATCAGGCGGCACGCCTAACATTTCTGTCATCCCTGTACGTAATTGCAAAATAACAACCGTTTCCGCTGCTAATCCCGATAGTGTGCGTGGCGGGGATGTATCAATGGCACACTGTACGGAAGTAGCATTTTGGCCGAATTCAGAAAAAATCACGTCTCAACAGCTCGTAAAGGCCGCATGCTCCGGAATATCTCTTGCGCCTTACACATTTATCGTTTACGAAAGCACGCCTAACGGTATGGAGAATTTCTTCTACGATGAATGGGTCAGAGCTTGTTCTACCGATGAATATGGAGAGCCTTTATCCGAATTCGAGGCAATATTTGTTTCTTGGTTCGAAATAGAATCGAATTGCCTTGCTTTAAAAAATGAAGACGAATTTATAAATAAACTTATCTCGCGCCGTAATGATGAAAGGGGAGGGGGCAAATACCTTTATTGGCTTTGGTCTATAGGAGCTACGCTTGAGGGCATAAACTGGTATTCCACCATGTCTAAACGTTATTCTGACCCCGAAGACATGAAACAGGAATATCCGTCCAACGACGTAGAGGCTTTCCGCACGAGCGGAAGCATGGTATTCGACATCTATAAAATAGATGAAATGCTAAAGTCCGAAAATATAAAAAAGCCGTTATTTACAGGAGATATTTACGGGCAAGAGCCTAAAGGTGCAAAATCTGTGGTTAACCTTAAAATAGCAGATTCGCCCGGCGGAAACTTCAAGATATGGGAATATCCCGACAAGAATAAAGCCGAAACATTTACTAATGCCTACCTTGTTTCTGTCGATATAGGCGGACGCAGAAAAACTTCCGACTATACATGTATTACTGTTTTCGACCGTACTCCGATGTACGAGGGAAAACCGCAAAGGGTCGTCGCAGAATGGTACGGCCACGACGACCCCGATTTGCTTGCTATCAAATGCGCGCAAATATCTATCTATTATTGTAATGCATTATTGGTTGTCGAGCGTAATACGCCTGATTCACGAATGAACGATACAGACGGCGATGTAACAGAACTGTTTTTCCCTGTTCTCGTACCGCTTTATAACAACCTTTATTGCGACCGTGGTTCTGAAACCGACAAAAAACAGGCCATAGCACACAAATGGGGATTCTTTACGAGTCGTAGCACTAAACCGGCTATCGTTCTCAACTATGTGAAAACCGTCCGCGAGGACGATTACGTCGAACCCGACACGCAAACCGTAAATGAGATGTCTTTCTTCTTGAAATATCCCAACAACAAATATTCGGCAGCTGTGGGAAAGCACGACGACAAGGTAATGTCAAGAGGAATAGGGCTTTTTGTCTCAATAATAAAATTCGACGAATACCCGGTAAAGAAAAAGGTTCGTTACGATTTTTCGAAACTTAACAAAAATAGGAATGTCAGATATTTAAATTAAAAGGAAAATGGAATTAAAAGAATTTCTTTCAAACAAAATGCAACAGGCCTCGCATATAGCCAAGGCTATTGTAAAAAAAAGAACAGTGCCAGTGCGAACTATTTTATATTGCGCAGCCATGATTTGGAATGCCAAATACCGTGCGGATAAAATGTTCAAACAGCACAAAAAACGCTTCTATGCCATTTATTCGCCGCAATACAAACGTATGTTCATACTTTCGTATGACACGGGTGTTGAATCTTACCGTTATTTGTATCATCGCGGCTTGTTCGACGGTACTCTAATGTCTCCCTCGGAACTCAAAGAAAAATGCTGTTATTTCTCGGCTTCCAAGAATTCTTCTGAATGCAGCAAAAAAGAATTGCTTGATAAAATCAAGATATTCTCTGAATATTATACCTTGAAGCACAAGCATTGAATCTTTTTCCACTCCGCCGGGCTTCGTTTGATTGTTTGTTTTTACTATCTTTGTATCGAATTCAAACACCACGCACACATGGTAACCAACAAGAAAACCAAAGAAGAAAAGCGGAAAGAAATGGCCGAGTTCATTGCCAAGTTGAAAGCTACTCCGCAGGAGAAACTATCCAAAGCGGCCAAATACCTGCTTGCCCACGAAAACGACGAGCCTGTCTATTACGACATGAAAGCTGTTATGAAATGAGGCTGCTGTTAGACACAAACATACTTGTGTTCTATCTTTACGACAAAGACGAATTATGTACTGACTTAAAAGAGGGTTTGTTCGACTACTCCAACGCCCTTTTTACCAGTGCCGTGTGCGTCCATGAACTCATATACCTATGCCAGACAGGGAAAGTGAGACAAGACCCGTGTAACGTTATATGTAGTCTCGCGGAAGCCGGCATAGGCGTAGAACACGTCACGGTGAAACACCTCGAGACCTTTGCCGCCCTGCCTCTATATGACGACCACCGCGACCCTAACGACCGCCTGATTATCGCACAAGCCATTGCAGACCGCATACCCCTTGTAAGCTCCGACAGGAAATTCCACAAATACGCGCGTTACGGCCTCGATTTCATCTACAACGAAAGGTAAACGGCTACATAAAAGCGTCCAGAGCCGGGCTGCACTTCCGCACAGCCCGGCTCTTTTTACATCCCCCTCAAATACTCCAGCATTCCTTTCCGTGCTTCGCGTATTGTGTTAAGATTGTATCCCATATCGTCCGAATATTCCATAGCGTCCGACATCTTTCGCTTGAACGATTCATATCTTCGGATTATTGTCAACGTGATTTTATTCTTAGTCGTGTTCGGGTTTTTCGAGGCTTGCGATTTCAACCGTCGCAATTCTCCTTCTTCCAATGCGTCGGGTATAGTCATGTGTTCGGCTATGTACGCTTCGCCCGTTCCTAACTGCTCTTGCAGCCTTGTTTGCGGCATGTTGAGCGTCAACGGCTCGCCGGCTGCTTCCGAAGCATTCAGCACGGCGACCTTTCTTACTTTGTTTATTGTTATCTTTATCTGTTCGGATTCTTCTTCCGTGCTGCCTTTTGCCTGCTCGTTAAGGTCTTTCAATATTCCGTCGTAAAACAGTATCACGTCGTCTTTGGCGTTCGCCTTACTGTCTTCAAGCATTTCGTTAATTTCTTCCTGTTTGTTGCCGTCTGCGAAATATTTTCCAAGTAAATCCTTACGTCTGTCGGCCTGTTCTTTCATGTCGTGGTACAACTTGTTTGTCAACGAATATCCTGTGCGTTCATCGTTTTGCGTAACGAGCACGCTAAAGAACGGTATCTCGCGGAAAATTCTGTCTGTATTATATTCTCCCTCGCCGGTAATCGCGGTTTCCGCATTCGGCACTATGTAATCGCCCATAAGGTTGAACACCTGCCCGAATACCTGTGCCACGCCGCCCAAGTATGAACGTAACAAGTGGTACGTTATCGCCGGATTGTTTATAACATTGTCAGTCTTGCCTAACCAGCCCGTCTTATATTCGTTTCCGCCTGTAAGCTCGTTTATACTTCTCGATATATCCACAAGTATTTTCGGCGTGCCGGCATAGGCTTTCGTGTATGCAGGAGCTTCTTCGTTCCAAGGCGTATCCTTGTACAATGGAACGCCCATAAAGTTCTCGTTCATTACAGCCTGTGCAATGGGGGAGAATACGCCGCCTGCAAGGTTTGCAGGGTTTTCGTACATCTCCACCGGGTTAACCGGCAATAATTCGAAGAGTGAGGCCACAGCCGACAAAGCAGCGTCTTCTGCATGTTGTTTGCCGGTCAAAACTCCGGCAAACGCCTCGCCCGCACCGTAGAATGCGCGCAACTCTATAGGCAACGGCAACATGATGTAATAGTCGCCGAAACCGCCTATGATAAAGTTTGTCCGTCGCGTATAGTCCGTAAGGTCGAAATACCCGTCTTTGCCGTCGTCGCCGTCATCACCTCCATACAAGCCGTGCAGCAACCCGTTCAAGAATCCCAGCGTAAAGTAGGGGACAATGCTGCCGGCTATACCGCGTGCAATGGCTCTTGCCGTACTCCGCCCCGGTGCCGCCTTGAAATTGTACAGGAAGTTTGTAAGGCCCTGCACTCCCGCGTTGAAGAACATGAACCAGCCGCGCATGAAACCTGCGGGGTATCTCCACCAGCCTTGCCCGTTATAGCCTGCGCCGCTGCGGTTGAAGTTCACGCTCACGTTCTTTGCGTTGTCTACGCTCGTGAATATGCTGCGGCCCTCCTGTCTGCTTGTCATGTATGTAGCAAAGCGTACCAAGTCCTCAGCTCCGCGGTTCAGCGTTTCTACGTAATCCCATGTCCCTTTCCATGCTTTCTTCAAGCTCTTCTTGCCTTTTTCCGTAATCCCTTTCGGGTCTTTCTTAAGAAGATTTTCTATGTCGGAGCGCCACTTTTCCACGTTTTGATAATTTATATATCCCGTCTCGGCGCCGTTAAGCATGAATTCCGAAAACATGCGTTCCACATCGTCGTGCTCCGTGTCAAGCGTCTCTGCCTTGAATTTTTCCAGCAGTTTGAATATGCTGTGTTCCCTCGCTGGGATTATCGCCGCGTAGTTCTTTAGGAAGCGTGCCGCGTAGTCCTTGCCCTCGCGCACCATTAGCGTGTCCGCCGCATATCCGAAGTCCCGCATACCGTTGCGCAGTATGAAGTTCGGGGCTTTGCTCGTTATAAGCATGGCTATCCCGCGCATTGCACGGTTGAAAACCCTTGCCACATCGCCTTGTTGCTGTCTTTGCAACCAACCGTTCAAGGCCTGTGCGGCTCTCGGGTTGCCGTTTATTATTATTGTAAACATACGCCCGCCGCGCCTCACAAGCACGGTGTGCTCGTCCTCTGTTCTCGGAATAACAACCATATCCACGTTCAGACGTGCCTTGCTGTTTATCCTTGACGCGCGTCCCGCCTCTTTCTCCGCCTGCATGTTTGCTTCGAAAGTCTTTATCTTTTGTTCTATCTGTTCCGCGCTGTCTCCTTCCTCTATGTCCGGGGCGGCATATTCCCATTCACCTTTCTCATTCAGGCGTACCCATGCCGGGTGCACGGTGGCAAGGTCGCTCATGTGGTTCAGCACGAAATCAAGGAATCGCTGTTTTACCTCGTTGCGGTTGGCTTCCTCTATGGTGTTTTGGGCTATGTATATTATCTGTGCTATCGGGTCACCGGCTTCGCTGCCGCGTCCTCCCGCTTCCTTCTCCTTTCGGCGTCCCTGTGTCTTGTTCCAGTTGTTTACGTAGTCGTACACGTCCGCCGTGGTTATCTCGTTCCAACCGCGCATGGGCACGTACCAGTTGCTGCGCTTTTTCAGCATGTCGGCCTGCGAGTGTGATATAAGCCCGCCTTCCGCCTGTTTGTCCAAAAGATAATCCGTCGCCGTCTTTATCCTTTTCCACAAGTCGTTGCAAGCTCCCGCACTTCGGCTTTCTACCTCGTCTACCAATGCCAGCGCGGCCCTCTTGTAATCCGCTTCACCTTTGAACATACTCTTGAAACCCGAGTAGTCCCTTTCTGCGGGATTATAATCCTTGTCTATATTGTTTGTAACGAACTCATCCAGCACGTCGCAATATTCCTCAAAGCTGATGTACCCGTTTTCCAACTCGCCATGCGTCTTTTCTTCCAGCTCGCGGTATTCGTTTACTATTGCCTCCGTCGCGTCCAATGCCGCTTTCTTCTCGTCGGCTCTTTTCTCCGCATTCGACGTTGTGAGTTCCAGTTCTTTCTTCTCTTCCCCGGTCAGCGTCTTCCATTCGTCCGACGCTTTGGCTTCTTCCACTTTCCTTTTGGCCGTCGCATAACGCCTTTGCGCCTCGTCGTTAGCCTTGTCGGCTATCTTGTATATATCCCTTACGGTAAATTCCCTGTTGCGCTCCAAACCCGACTTGGCAAAGAGATAATGCCGCAGGCCGTCAGTGTCAAGACCGCTTGTCTCCATTACCCGCCTTGCAGCCTCGATAACGGGATTATACAGTCTGTTCCTGTATTGGTCGAACTCGTTCATGCTCTTGCTTGCGCAATGGTTCTCCGCCCGGTATGCATCCTCATACTCCTTTAAGTCGTTTATGCTTTCGCCGCGCGCCGTTAGTATACTGTCCACGAGTACCCTTACCGACCTCATGCCGTCTTGGAACGCTTCCGTAAATCGGAACATGCTTCTCCCTAACGTGTTATGGTACAAGTCAGCCGCACTTTCCCTATATGTACGCCCTGCATTGTCGGCAGCCTCAATCGCTCTCTGTCGCGGACTCTTGCGGAAACGGATATTTTCATTACCCGTTTCCGGATTCTCGAAATTATTTATTATATTTGCAGCAGAATCAAGCTCGGAGTTTGCTGCTGTTGCCGCGATTAGTGCGGATTGATGGGACAGGAACTCTTGAGCTTTTTCTTTGTTTATATAGGTGGCAAAACCTTTGTTCAACCAATCTATGACATTGTTGTTCCCCTTTCCGAATACGGACGTTACGATATTGAAGTCAATATCCGCGTCTTTTCCCAAATCAACCGTTACAAGGAAATTCCCCTGCACTGTTTTAAGTTCTGTCAGAACGGAGCGGTTACCCTCTTGCACATAGTTGTTAAACACGGCAATAGGATTAGCAACGGCCTCGGGTAAGTTTTTCAGCTCTGAAAGCGCAAATCCGTGCTTCTTCATCTTCTTTATTACCTTATTGCCGTACAGCTTCATCGGCTTGTCAATAACACCAGCGGCGCGCAACACAATAGACGGCCAGCCGAGCATAAGCGTTACTTTGTCTGCGTTTTCCTCCGTCAGTCCGGAAAGCTCCTCGTTAAACCGCTTGTTCACCTCTTGCAGGGCCTCAGCTTCCGATTCCTCCGATGTACGCATTCCGGCGCCGACGTTCAACACGTCTTTCGCCCTCGTCTTTCTCCGCATTACAGTATCCCGGGCAGTGTCTGTCAAGCCTCCCTTGCCGGCGTTCCTGCGGCTGCGCCATATATAATATTGTGCCTGTCCTATGGTTATCTCCGTGTCAACACCTATCCTGCGCAAAGCGTCCCTTATCCAGCCTGCTATGCGTTGCCATAAGTTCAAATGCACGGGTTCACCCGCTTCGCGCTCGGATATTTCTGCCAACACTTCATCAACGGCCACGCGCCTGTTGCCCGTTTCCGATTCTTTCGCGTTTATCCTTTTCGCAATATCCTCGTCGGCATTCCTATCTACATAGTCCAAGAACTCATTATAAGTGTCCTCGCCTATAACGGCTCTCAATCCCTTGTGCCCTATGGCTTCATGGGCCACAGTCCGCAATGCGTCCGCCTCGTCCGTCACAGTGGGGTAGTACAGTGCCACACGGCCGCTCCTTGTATCATACCAGCCCGATACAACCGAACCACCCTCTATCTCCCTGCGCACTCTATCCGGCACACGGGCGTCGTCCGCGCTCTCTATTATGTCTACCTCGCCAAGGCCGTTCTCCTCCGCAAATGCTCTCACACGTCCCGTTATGCGCTCTTTACGTTCAGCATTACGACGCGCTACAGCCTCCAGACTGTTGTCCGCCGCGTCTCCGCGCAATTTTCCGCCGCTTTCCTTCGGGTTTCGGAAGTTTCTTACTATATTTGCAGCAGAATCAAGCTCTTGACCTGTTAGCCTGGTTTCGCGATGGTTGCGAAGTGCCTCTAACCAGTCGAGGGCTTTCTTTTTATCATAGTTCGTACCAAATCCTTTATTTATCCAATCTACAATACCTCGGGCGTTTTTAGGGAATAATGTAGTTATACTATTTACCGTCAGCACAACACCACCTTTACGCTTTTTCCTTTGCGCGCGTACCGCTACTATGAAGTTCATGCCGTCTTTCTTCAACTCGGTAAGGATAACATGGTCTTTGTTTCTTTCCACATTATCAGCTTCACTGCCGTTTTTCTTACTACCTCTGTTCGTTTCCTCAAATACGGCGATTGGCGCGTTAATCGCCAAAGGCAAATTGCGTATGTCTATGGTTTCAAACGGGTGCTCATGCTCATAACTCTCATTTGATTTACGCACTAACTTATCGAATTCCAGCAATATCTCCGCGTCTTCAATACCGCCGATACGCAGGAACTCTCCGGCGCGGCCAAGGCGAAGTACACGGTCTCTTTGTGACGGTTTTTTCACAAGTTCATCAAGGCGTTCATTGAACCGCTTGTTCACCTCTTGCAAGGTATATTCCTCCGCCGCGTCAAGACGCGCCGCACCTTTCTCGCCGATGAAACGGTACAATATCGTATTACCCGTTTCCTCGTCCGTCTTTTCCTCTATCGCGTTGAAAAGATTGTCAAAAGCCGTGTCGAGACTTTCAAAATCACTTTCCATTGGATAGGGGAAATACTTCTGCGTCAACTCGGGAGTATCCCAGCCTAACGTGTTGTTGTTCGCAAGGAAGTCATCCACGATACCTTTTTCCGAAAGTTTCCTTTCCACCCATACCGCAAATGCCCTCGCGCCCAATTCCGTCGGGTCTTTCCAGTAATTGGACTTTATCGAAGCATACCTGTTGCTCCGCTTTCCGTAATCGCTTCCCTCTATCGCTTTCATCAGCTCGCCGAAAGCGTCTGTTATCTCCGTCCGTTCCTTTTCATCTGTACGTTTTAGTTTACCGTCCTCACGTGTCAGCTTGTAGTCGCGCCTTTCGGTGTTATACCCGGCACTGTGCCCTCTGCGGCGGGAGAAATAATTATCTATCGCGTGCCACCACTCATGAGCCAGCGTGCCCGCACCTTGCGTTTTGGTAAGGTTTATAACCACTTTCCCGCTTTCATAGTGTGCTGCCGCTTTACCGCCGCCACGTGCACCGAAAGCAATACCCAGCTCACCGCCGAGCGATAAGCCTTGTGGTGATATGCCTGTGGCCTCCGACAAATCCATGAAAGCGTCGTATGCCTGGTTCAATGCGCTTTGGCGCTCTTTTTGGTTAGTCCAGTTCCCGAACTCCACTCCTCGGAATCCGAATGCCTTACGAAAATCTTCTGCCGCGACATCCTTGCCGCCGCGCCAGTCTTTTCCAATGCGCTCACCGTTAGGACGGAAACCTATATTGGTGCTTTCCTTGAAATTACGGTATTTCTCCCGCAAATCGTCAATATGCTCGTTCAGATAGTTCATTGCGTCTTTGGCAGTTTTGAAACCGCTTTGCACCACCATGTCGGGTTTGCCCTTTACAGTTATGAAACAACTATTGTCCGCATTGCTCGTGTATATTGAGAACTGTACATCTTTTTTACTTCCGCTTGTTTTTGTGTTCTCACCGGCAAATTTCTCCAAAACTTCCTTTGCTTTCTCAAGGTCAGGGTATATGCCGCCGTAACGGCCTGCGTGTGAAACATACCATTGTCCCTTTGCAGAAACCCATTCCCCGTTTTTGTCATAATGCCCTGCGTTGTCTCCCAACTGTTCGAGCATTGCGGTGCCGGTGTCTTTGCCCGAATCAAAACCGCCCAAGGCCATTTGGGCACGGTACATTCCCGAAATGATTCTTTCTCTCTGAATCCTTTCCAGTATGTCGTCCAACATTTTCTTGTCGGCCGTCCCTAATGTAAGGCACATCCTGTATAGGCGGAACACATTCTCGGTCCAACGTTTCAGTTTCCATTCCGAACGCGGCTTTGCGGGAATCATACGGCGTATTATATCTATAAGCGTCGCAGCTTCGTTGCTCAAACCGTCTTTGCGTAATGCGTCGAGTGGGAAGTTGAACATCTTGCTCACAGGCAACTTGCGAAGTTGTTCCATGAAACTCTCCGGTTTGTCTTCCACCTGCTTGCTTTTCTCCATGTATTCGGCAAAACGGTCTTTCCTTGCACCGCCTATCTTCTCGCCAACGTCCTCTATCTTCTCAACAGCCGGGTTTTGCACATTGCCCTTTGGGGATTTTTGCGGGTTCACGCCTTCTGCCAAGTCGCGCATTACCCGGTCGGCCACATCCTCCGCACTCGCGTAATGTATATGCAGGAAGTCCGCAACGCCTTTCCAAAAACGCTGCAATGCTTCCCTTACACGCCGCAATGCCGACACTGCCTCCGCCTTGTCTATCGGAGAACCTTTACCCTCCGCTATCTTGCGTGCCTCATCCCGCAGGCGTTCCGCGCCGCGCTGTCCCGAATACGTGGCCAGCACTTCGTCCGCTATTTCGTCGTCCGTCTCCAATTCCGGGTATTTGCGCTTCACATCGTCCCATACAGGAGTGCCTTTCAACAGTTCTGCAATGTGTTTCCATTCATTTGGGTTTGCCTCCCGCAATACACTTGCCCACAGGTGGGAATACTCGTGTATAGGCGTTTCAACTGTAGCCATGCGCGGGTCTAAATAAATCTTCCCGCCAGCGGTAAAACCGTATGCCTCGCCGTTCTCCGTGCGGAAAAATCTCACGTGGTCGGTTATCTTCAAATCCTTTTCGTCGAAAATTACGTAATTCCGTGCGCCGTCCGCACGCCCGCCCGTGGTGGCCTGTGCGGGATAGGACATGCCTGTGAAACCAATCTTTGACAATAACTTGCTTGCCGCTTTGTCGCTTCCGGCAACGCGCCGGATAATATTGTAGTATATTGCACCGCCAATCCTGCCGTCCGCTTCATAAGCCAGTTTCCACTGACGCTCCAAACCTGCGATGTTTTCTTCTGAACGCATACCACGGCTGTCTAACTCTGCCAAAAGGGCTTCACGTATTCGCTCGCCTTGCTTCTCTGTTGGTCCTTTCTCCCATTCCAAGTAATTTTCGCCCGTGTCGTCGGGAATTTCTACCGTATAAAGGTGGACTGTTTGCCGGGCTTCCAACTCCTCGCGGAGATTGCTTTCATATTCGTTCCTGCGTCGCGCGTATTCTTCGTTATAATAGCCGGTCATGTCTCCCAGCAACTCGTCTATTATTTCTTCAACATCCTCCTCGTTTTCGAAGTCTATGTCTCGCCCATAGTAGGTTGCCGCCAGCCTTGCCAGTTTTGCCTCGTCTGCGTCACCTACTGAATACCCGTCTTCCAAGAAAACAGGCTCGTCGATACCGAAATGCTCGCGTGTCGCATAATCGGGCTCACTCACACTGTCGGAATCAGCTTCATAGTCTGCCATTCGCGTTGTCAATTCATCGTCAACATCCGTCTCGGATATTCTTCTTTCCTCGGCATACGTCCGCCCGATTCCCTCAACTTCCGTTACATACGAGCCCCAGCCGTAAGCCTGTGCGCCCTCGCCCTCGCCCATATGAGAGTGGTCGAAAGCCTCGAAATCCGCGCCACTGCCGTGATAAACACGATGTTCGCGTATCGTGTCGCCGTTTACTTCCTGCACCTCCGCAAGACCCGTCGTATCCTTGTATTCGCCGCTGTAAAGGGCTTGCTTTATTGATTTGAGTATCTCAACCAAAGGCTTGCCCCCGGCACGGCGCAACTTCATGGCGTTATAATAAAATTCCACTATATGCGCTTTGCCGTCGTTAAATACTCCGGTGTTTGGCTTTGAAGATATTACTATGCTTATTGCGTTGTCGCGTCCGGCATTATCCATTCGCTTAGACGACGCACTGTGATTTGCAAGACGGATAGTAACAATCTTTCCGTTTACTGTCTCAAAAGTCGCATACTCGCTGCCGCTGCCGTATCGCCTTGCGCTAAGAGCTTTTGCAATATTTCCTATGAATGTTTTTTCTTTGGTATAAGAAGAATTTTCATATTCATTAATAAGGTTGTCTATGTTTTTTAGTACCTTTGCTCCTGAATCGCTTGAAATGACGGTACGAAGATGTTCCTCTTCTGGAACGGAGTCGGTTTCAAGCGATATTTTTTGTTTCCCGTTCGCTTCGTCCAGCACGCGCTGCCCGGCTTCCGTGTCAGTTATTACGTCAATGCCGCTCTCGCGCAGCCTTTCCACAACGGCATCACGAATGGCGACTTCCTCCGCCGACAAAGCCTTTTGACTTCCATTGCCGAAGCGAACGCTACCCAACTTATTATACGCTTTAGACACTTCCTTATCAGCCTTTTCAATGGCTTGCCGTGCCTCTTCCCTCATTTGTTTCAGCACGGGGTCTTTCTTCATGGCCTCGCGCTCCTTCAATCCCTTTGGCGACGTCGTTTCTGCACTTACCGTCGCCTGTGTTGGATAATGTTCACCGATGTAATCCCTCAATTTATCATCCCATTCTTGCTCTATCCTGTCTAAATTGTCTAAGGCATCCTCGAAAGCTTGTGTGATACCATCTTCCACAGTGCCCGCGTCACGGATTGCAGCCTCATTAGCCTCGGCCTGCCCGGCAGTTTTGTTCACACTCTTATACTCGGCAAACGGCTTCGTCTTCCTGTGGCTGCTGTTTATCCACTTCTTGAACTCATCTTTGCTTACCTCGGTTATAGTACCTAACCCTTTCCAGCCCGGGGTATAATTCGCAAGGTAAGCCTCTTTGGCTTCTTCCATGCTGTTGAAGCCATACATAACCTTGTGCTCGTCAAACTCTCCCGTCTCCGGATTCTGCTGGTCTACTACATATACGTTACCTTTTTCCGGGTTGTCCGAAAGGAACACGTCTATATGGTCGCCGTCCACGCCCTCCGTGCCGCGCATGTAGCCATAAGTGTTGTTCATCGTATTCTCCCAGCGCTTACCATTCGCGTCCACGCCGCTGCGCACGCTGCCTTTCGGGTTCTCTATTGTTATGTCGAACCCGTCTATCCTTACATGTCCTTTCTTGTAGTTGCCTGCCTCTTTCTGCGCCTCGGTCGGATTTGTATCCGTCTCAGCCTCGGCCTGTGCTATTTTCTCCGCTACTTCTCCTGCGGATGAGCCCTCTTGTACATACCCATGCGGAACAGGGCTTCCATTCCCATTATCGCCTTTTCTTTCGGGCTCTGTGCTTTCCGCAATTCCTCCGCCGTTATCAAGCCTTTCTCCAGGCAAAACTTTACCGCTTCTATCATCAGCCGGCTCTTCTCTTTCGCTGTCGGTTCTTTGCTCATTTTCTATGCCTTTTAAACGTTGTTCTATTTCTTCCGCGTAAAGCGAATAATACTCGTCTTTGTCAAAATTACCGTATTTCCGCCAAATGTCCGGCATTTCCTGCTCACGTGCCGCCAAATAATCCGCATAATCCATGTGGTATGCGTCCATATAATGCGCGTCCCTTTCTTCGGATTTCTCCTCTGCGTATTTGTCCGCGAGCATGTCATCCTCGCCTTTTTTCAACGCTCCTCGCGTACCGTAACGTTGCAAGGCTTCCAATATGGCACTCTTGGCGTTATAATCGTCACCGTGGTACAGTGCGCCGTTGTTATTGTCCGCGTCGTCCTCGGCAAGTCTTTCCGCAAGGCGCTCTATGCTTTCTCCGCCTTTCTCCTTGCTTGCTATCATGCCCACGAAACGGCGTTGTTCATCTTTTCCGTAACCCGTTTCGCGCCTGAAACTCTCCGGCGTTATCTTCTTGTCGCTTATGAACTGTGCGGCCGTGACAACAGCGTCGCCCTGTATGTCGCCCGATATGGACGCATACTCACGCCTTGCATTGTCTCCTTCAAGTTCGGCGCGTGCTGCTGATACCTCCTCTTCTGTGGTATGCGTCTGCTCTTTTATGTAAGTATCAACGGCCTGCCAATAGTCATATTGTTTCTTTGCACCGTCCACCGACGACTGCCATTGCGCTTTTTGGGCTTTGTATTTTGCGATGTCCGTACCTATCTTAGGCTGTTTCTGCGCCGAGCGTTCATATTTTTCCCGTGAAGCCGCGATGTTTGCCTCTATAAAGCCTTGTATCTCCTCATCGGTAAGACCGCTGTTATACAAATACGCAACAGTCTTTTCAACAGGAACTTCGTGATAAAGCAAATTTCCTTTGCCGTCTGTTGGCATATCTTCCGGTTTTTCATTATCTTTGCTCTCAGAAGAAACAGAGTTCGGTGTAGGAACAAGGTCCGACCCCTCATTTTGAGGTTCAGTTAAGCGCCCCTCAGAACTGAAGAACTTTTCATTAAGGTGTATCAATTGATTTTGGTACACCTTTTTTGTAAGGGCACTTTCCTTTATCTCATGACTGCTTATAGAAACTTCTAAATTGTCTTTTTGCACAGTCACCGATTCAAAATGTACATACCTGCTTCCGTCGGGCTTTATAAACGTCTTTACAAACAAATATTTCGTGTCACGCTCTGCGCCCTCTTTATGGTCGTATTCTTCAAGAACTACGTCAGGATTCGTTAGTGTGGGCTTAATCATTCCAAAATAACCATACCTTTTGTTCTTAAGCAATTTAAGATATTGGTTATCGCCCATTTTAACATTTCCTACCGGCGTATCTACTATTCCGCTATCCCCGAACTCTTTTACCCAATTATCCGGTGTCAGTTCCAACTCCGGGGCAACTTCCGCCTTGGCTTCCATTTCCGACACCAACGCTTCGGCTTCCTCACCTGTCAGCTTTCGACCGCCAACACCACCAGTTTGTTCGTCCTGTTGAAAATTTTCAACGTTTTTTTCTACGGTCGGCACGTTTTCTCCCGTTCCTTGTACATCCGTTGAGGAGTGTTCAACGTTCTGCGGCTGTCCGGCAGTTACAGGTCCGGCAACCGGCTGCGATTCCTGCGGCTGTACTTCTGCCTGCCCGGCGGCCTGTGCCTGCTCCTCCTGCTTGTCAAGGGCATTGCTCATAAAGTAATTGTAATCATCCCTGCTTATGGTGGTTGTTTCTCCGAGGTCATCCGAAACAACAATGTTCCCTGCCGTATCTACACCCGTAACAGTGTGCCTTATACCGTCGTCATCCGTGAACGCAATGCCCGCTACCGGTTCGGGAACATCATCGCGCACCTGCATTCGGGCTTGCAGCCTGTGCGCATAATCATCCCTGCTCGTCGCCGGGGCGGTAAACTGTAATTCTACGACCGGTATCTGCCTTACCGTACCGTCGGCTGATTTTACCATTACAGTATCATCCGTCGCGCTTACCGTTCCGTCGTCCGCGACCGACACGTCGCCGCTTATCACATAACCCGCGTTGCCGTCCCTGTCGGTTACTTCAACAACGCTGTCTGTTTCTTTGTGTATTATGTTATCTGTTTCCTCGTTGGCACGGGCGAGCATTTCATCTTCAAGGGCCTTGCTCCTTTCGAGAGAAGAAAAATACCGTTCTGCAAGCGCAAGGTTATCCTCTGTGTCAAGTGCACGTTCGTTAAGTATAGCCTGCGCGGTGAAAAGGTCTGAACTGCTTTTTATTATTTGTGCAGCAGCCGCTTTGTTGTGGTCGTTGCTATTCTCTCTCGCGTCAAGTTCAGCTTCAGCTGCCGCGAAATCCCTGCCAGCACTCCTGTACTCTCGTCCCGGGTCAACATCAACAGCCTCACCGGCAGACGGCATTTCCTCATTCGCGGGATTTTCACTAACTTTGCCCACAGAAACAGTGC